GCTTCTATCTCACAGACTGCTGCTGGACAGGAAGGTTGGGAAGTTTTATGGGGAGGACAGGGTGTAATAGCTGGTGAGTACCACAAAAAAGGTGTAGGTAAAGGCGAATATAAATTAGAAGGCGATCTGTTTGACGTTCCAGTTGCTCCAGAATGGCTACTGTCTCGTATGAAAGATCAATACAAAAAGAATAATCAGGATGTCGATATTAAATATGTAGATAACAGATGGAGTAAGCGTACCAAAGAAGAAAGAATTGCTATTGTTAGTGGTTGCTTGAGTGTTATCGGACACAAAGGACCTAACCAAGAACACTATTGGTGGGAAATAGGTGCGATGATAAATAATGAACTCCCAGGAATTGAAGGATTAGAACTTTGGACAGAATGGTCTAAGAAAGATCCTGACTATGAGCATTGTTGGGAAGAGGGTGAAGATCCTTGTGCTGCTAGATGGTATGCAACTTGGAGAAATGATGGTGCTAGATACAATATGTCTCACCTTATTGAGTTGGCAGATAAGGTCGATCCAGAGAGAAAAAGATTTAAACAGGTTGGGCTAGATAAATTAATCGAAGATGTAGAGGCTATCCCACTTAGATACAAAGAAGAAGTGTTGGATGGTGAAGATCTCATTCAGCGATATATGGATATTGACAATGATCCTAAGAATGAGAACCCTGCACTACATAACCAAGCGGTCCATAAATTAGCTATTGAAGCGAAGCGTGGTAATGCTGCTGAGATTGAGAGATTAGTTGATACTCACGAAATGTTCAATAGAACTAAGGGTCAGAAACCTTTAGCCATTGATGAGCTAGATGATACACCTTTTGAGTATTTGATCCCAGGATTGCTGCCTAAACCTTGGACTTTGTTGGTTCATGCAGATGGTGGTACAGGAAAGACTGCTATGTGTCAGACAGTGGCTAAACATATTGGACATGGAAAAGCGTTCAATGTTTATGGTGCTTTAGTTAACGTGCCAGTTGGTAAGGTACTTTGGTTGAATGGAGATCAAAACGAAAGAATATTGCGTAGGCAGATGAAACTTATTGGATGTGATAAAAATGTTCGAGTAGTTACTGAGTGGGATATGCAGTGGTATAGCAGATTTAAAAAGATGCAAAATAAATATGCTTACGATCTAGTAGTCATTGATAGTTTGGATGGTTGTAATGACAGCAACCCATACGAAGAAAATAGAAGAGAGTATGCGTTACCTATCAAGAAACTTGTTAGACGAAATGGTCAGGACTTTCCTGCTTGTTCGATAATTATTATTCATCACAACACCAAGGAAGGAAAGTTCAGAGGAACTACTGCGATTAAAAATGCGGTAGATGAAACTTGGAATATGAAAAAGTTGTCAATGAATGATGCTGCTGAGATGGGTCTTACAGCAAATAGCAGATTAGTCAGCGTTGAGAAGTCCAGAGAGGATCGTGAAGGGCTTCGCATGATATTTACCCTGCTACCTGATTACACATACTCTATAAGCCCTGCACCAGATCGTACAGAAGAGGTTGTAATAGACACTCCAAACAAACATACTTTGGATATATTGCGTTTGATGAGAACAGAAACTAAACCTTGGTGCGTTAAAGATTTGGTGGATCACGATACTGTTGGTGGTGCTCACAGAAAACGTGCCATAGTATATAGCTTGAATAAATTAGAAGATCAGAAGTTAATTGAAGAAGTTGACGTACCAAAAACTAAAAGTAGAGGTGGTAGACCATCTAAATTTTATAAAGCTGTTGGAAAGGAATTACCAAAGTCTTTTAGTTCCCTCACGCGTGATATACCCCGAAATGATGTGTATAAACCTAATAATGTAGATACTGGAACGGATTTGAACAACAATGATATTTGTAAAAACCCTAGTTTTGTAAAAACCTCGGAAGATAGTGGAGGTTTATACAAAGAGGAGGTTAATACAAAACCGATTGTTGTTGAAAACTCTTCCACTGGAACGGAAGAAGGTTTATACACAGATGGCTCTGGGTATATAGAAGAAAACCAAAAGTTCTGGGAGCAATAGTAATTGAAAGAACCGATAATAAACGTCACTATCTACGAGGAAAAGAATCCTACAGAAGATAGTCCACTAGCTACTGTGCGTTATACAGAGTATTCAAACTTAGAAAGAAACAGAGTAGTAAAAGTTAATCAAGTTGAATATTACGATCCAGAATATTTTCACAGTCAAGTTCTACAGGCTGTTAGTTATGGACTTGATGTTTCAATATGCACACGGCTTAGTGTAAGTACCTTACAAAAAAAGATAAGTTACTGGACAAACTAATCTATTGTGCTACAATAATAAAGCATATTTATAGGTTCTTCCATGACCTCAACAATTACTAAACAAGAATATTCTGTTTACTACGGAATATCAGAATTAAAAAGATTGCAGACTGCTCACAGTCTTGCGTTTGATACAGAAACACTACAGTTACAACCAGAAGAAGGTAAACTCCGACTGATTCAGTTGGGGTCTTTTTCTTCTCGAACCATAGTGGTTATTGATTGCTTTGAGTTAGAGCGTAGCGATTGGAACTACCTTGAAGAATTTTTCAGTAGTACCAATAGATATTGGCTGGCACACAACGCAGTATTTGATCTCGGTTGGCTACAGGAACACGGCATACATCCTGAAGGATTTGTGCGTTGCAGTATGTTAGCCAGCAGATTACTTACTAATGGTATTCCACAGACTAAGCACGGTCTTGATGCACTAGCTAAAAGACAGTTAGATATGAATATATCTAAAGAACAACAGAAGTCTAATTGGGGTGCTGAGTATCTATCCAAAGAACAGTTAATATACGCTGCAAAAGATATTGAAGTACTACTTGAATTAGATCAAGTATTGGACAGAAAGATAAGGAATGCACAGTTAGATAGAGCTTACACATTAGAATGTAGAGCTTTACCAGCTATGGCACAAATGTGGAGAGTTGGGCTACCTTGGAACAGAGAAGAGTTAGAACAGTGTCGCATTGATTATGAAGATGACATTAAAGAACTTGGTAATGAATTTATCAGAGAGCTTGATAATGACTTACCATCTGGAAAAAAGTTACCTAGAAATGAGGATGGCTCGTTCAACCTTCGTGCGAAAGACCAAGGCTCAGTCAGACTAGGCACTAAAAAATATGCTGGATTCAATATTAAAAGTTCTAAACAATTATTAGAAAAACTTGAATTAGTTTTAGGTTATACACCAGTGAACAATGAAGGTAAACCTAGTGTTGCGAAAGATGCTTTGAAGAATTGTGCTGCTGATTCTCCCACGATCCAAACACTTATGACTTGGAAACGTAGAGAAAAACGTAGACAAATGATAGAAAGCATACAGGATAAGATGTCAGATGATGGATTTGTCAGAGCATCATATATGCAACTTGGGGCAGATACAGGAAGAATGTCCAGTATCAAGCCAAACAATCAACAAATACCAAGAGATTCAGAGTTCAGACAATGTGTACAGGCTCCCCAGGGTTGGAAAATTGTTGACGCTGACTTTTCGCAGATGGAGTTACGTCTTGCTGCTGCACTGGCTAAAGACAAAAATATGACTGCTGCGTTTCAGCGTGGTGAAGATTTGCATGACTATACGGCTGAACAAATGGGATGTGACAGACAGATTGCAAAGTCCGCTAACTTTGGTCTGCTGTATGGTGCTGGTGCTGAAGGTTTACGAAAATATGCTGGAAGCAGTGGTGTCATCATGTCAAACGATGAAGCTGTAAAGATTCGCGATAACTGGCTCAATACATATAGTGGTATTCGAGATTGGCAGAGAGAAATGAATTATCTTTCACGATCCACTGAAGGAGATGAATGGCCTGAGACTAGAGTTCCAGTATCTAATATGCGTAGATTCTTAAAAGGCGATCTTAATAGAACTACTGTTAGATGTAATACACCGATCCAGGGTGCTGGTGCTGCAATATTAAAGTGTGCATTAGGTAATTTATGGGTCAAAGTTAAAGAAACAGGCGAAGATAAAGTAAGGATTGCAGCAGCCGTTCACGATGAATTAATTCTTCTTGTTAAAGAAGATTTAGCAGATGAGTGGGCTGAGATTCTTAAAACTACAATGGAAAAAGCGGAAGCAAAATGGTTAGGCGATGTTCCTGCATTAGCTGAAGTGTCTATTGGTGACAAGTGGAGCGAAGTTCATTGACAACACAAGATCGTATAAACGCAGCGTTAAAACGAATCCAAGAACTTGAAGTTCTAATTAAACATTGGTCAAAACATAAATGAATAGACTCCCACTGCATAAGTTGGGAGATTTCATAGAAAAAAGAGGTATGTCAGTCTTAGGGCATTGTTATAAATGCAATAAGATTATTTACCGCACCCAACAAGAGGCCAAGAAAGAAGCATCGGACATGAGAAAAAGGGGTAAAAACCATTCTTATGTCTATGCTTGCCCAAAAGGAAACGGATGGCATCTGACATCCATGAAACCAAGGAGTACCACAACTCCAAAAACTAGAAAACCATCAAAAAGCGTACAATCTAAAAAATTAAGGAGGATGAAAAAATGATTGGTATTTGCAAAAATGAACATGGTTGGTATATCTCCAAGCATAATAAACAGCTTGGAGTAAAATACTACAAGACCCTAATGGAGGTAATGCCTGTTGCCTATGCAGAAGAATATTCGAGCAGATCTAATGAAGGATCTGTACAAAGAGATTCCAAAAGCAACCACCAGAGATCTGGGTAGTATCATTGATTTTCTTAAAAAAGCTAGAGAAGTCCGTGAGGGAAAGACTAAAAAACGCAGAGAAGCTAGAAAAAAGTATGTGGAAAAGCAACTTGAGAAAGCCGATTTGCCGATTTGGTGGTAGAGTAGTACAAGAACAACATTGTAAATGGCTCTCAAACACGGAAACAAAAGCTATTATCAGGTACTAATCGACCCAAATAGAGCAGAACTTATAGAAAAAGTAGCTGACAAAGAGGGTATGCGTGGTACTGCATGGGTTAGAAAAGTAGCGTATGAGGCTTTACAACGTGAATTTACTAGCTCAGAATATAAAATTGCTGAAGCCAAAGATGAGTTAATGTGGAGAGAATCTGTACAAAGACGAATTGACGGAAGAAAGCAGAAAGACTAAACATTGTTCCAATGACAGAAAAGCAGTATCACCAAGCACTAGCCAATTTGTCCGATAGATACCTGTTTGAAAATATGCCAAACAGAGAATATGAAAAACAAAGAAATGCTATCGAAACTGCCTACTTAAAAACAATTTACAACAAATAAAAATGAAAAGAATAACATGGGTCGAGTGCCCAGGCTGTAAGATGTACAGCGATCAGAAGGTTGTCCGATCTGATAGAAATTCAAAATTTATAATCATTCGTAGAAGAGAATGTTATGAATGTGGACATAGATGGGAAACGATCCAATATCCTGAGATAATAGTTTCTAAACAACAGGCAGCCTACGCTCGTTGCGAGTGATTCTTTTGGTGCTGTCTTATCTGTCTTATAAGTTTTACTTTTTCTATAAACAAACGAAATTTGTAAAATAATTTATTTTTAATTGGTGGTGTCTGAAGGACAGCTAATTTTGCTTCAAGCTCCAGCATACGCATCATTGCGTTGGACAGTACAACTTCTGTTCTTGCATGATTTTTCATCATATCTATGCAAAAAGCCTTTAACTTATCTATATCATCGCAACTCATGACTTCCCTGCATCTTAACTCAACTGCTAACTGTGTCTCCATTGGCAGAGGAGTTGAGATAAATCTTATGAAGCCATCGTTCTTCATATCACTGAAGATTTGTTGTAGATCCTGGGAACATCCTGGCTTCAATAAATTCGACTGCCTGATCGTCTATTGAATTATCGGTTTGTTTAGCTATAGCTTTTAGCAGATCTACGATCAATCTTTTCATTGCTTTGGACTTAATAAATACCAAAAGAATAGGCTTTAAAATCTTTACCATTTGTATGTAGTATCTACTTCTACTTTACCGCTATTTGCCAAACTTGGCCTCAATCCTTATATTTATAGTATATCACTAAGATTATGGCAACTCAAGACCCAAAAACCGACCCAGAAATAGAAGAGAAAGAGGAGAAAGAAGGTCCTTCTCTTCTGTCAAATATTACGCAAATGATTATACTTTTTTGGAGTTTGGGGGTCATTTCTTACGCATATTTCGGAAATTCAATTAGGCAAATTGATACGACCTTCGCTGCTGGATTGCTGTCGGCAGTGATGTCTAATATGGGATTACAGGTGAAAAACAATGCAAATGGCAAAAAGAGGCCATTTAATGTAGTATCTAATAAAGACAACAATGTTGGTATCAGTAAAAAATGAAGAAGTTACTACCTTTACTACTGTTATTATCAGCACCAGCTTATGCTGACATAACTTCAAAATTTACTACAAGTGTAAGTGTAAAAGTTGACGCTGCTATGACACAGGCAACACGCATGGGAGCATCGTATTCTGCTCAAGGACAAAATATTGGAACGAGTAATACTAACGATCAATTAGGGGGTTTATCTGTAAGTAATGGTGCAGTAACTCTAAGTGCTGGTAATTATTCCATAAATGGTTGCGATTCAGATTGTGCTACAACGTGGTCATTATCGGAATCATTCACAGCAGCCGACACGATTCCAAGCAGCAACACCAGTATTACTGCTGGAACAGTTCCTAACTTTGGTAGCGTAATTTCAACTGTTGCTGGTTCTGGTACAGGATCAGGTGGAACACCTACATCTGCTCATGCAATTACTGGAATAAATGAAGGTGGGGCAGGATCTACTGTTACAGGACAATTCGTAACGGAGCTAACTATAAGATGATTTATGAAAAAGCTCTTATTGTTGCTTCTGTTGTATGCCATACCTGTTAAATCACAACCTATTGTGCCCAACTTCACAACGGGTACGCTTAGTAGCACCACAAATACAACAACCTCAATCAGTGAGACTATTACTTCTACAGATTATTTTGGTAATTCTTATGAGTACACTGTTACTGGATTGGGAGTCACAACCGATGGATCAGTCGCTCCAAATACAACGGATGTTACAGGGACTATAAATGGAGAAAGTCAGACATGGACAGGACTAGATCTATCAACAGACAACAAGCCAGTATTTACTCTAGCCGATCAAACTTCTGGGAACGCATTTCAATTTACAGAAACTTATCGTGGCCCAGGTGGGGTATCAAACGTGACAACGATCCAAAGAAATATAGAGTCAACAAGCGTAGTTACAAGTACCTCAGTGTTCTCTCAGTAATTCTGCTATCTCCTGCACAGGTTTTAGCTAATGCTGTAAGTCAGTCAAACAACGGAAGCGTCACGAATATGGCTGTACAAACGCTTACGGGTAATATGACAACTAATCAGTATGGTGGCAATATTGTATGCCAAGGGCCAACCTTATCTATTAGCCCATTCACCACTTTTGGAGCAAATTACCTCAAGCCTTATCGGGATTACTATGAAACACCTTTTTACGATCCAACAGATGCTAATGACGATGGTGTGCCAGATAACCCAGGTAATGTGCTTTTCAATCAAAAAAATTATTCTGGAACGAATAAAGATAGTTATGCTTTGAACTTTGGAATATCAGCTACGTTTAGTATTCCGTTAGATAGAGGTTTTCAAAATCAATGTAAATCTGCTGCTGATACACAGATTTCTATACAAAAGCAAGTCCTGGAGAACAAAAGGCTTGATTGGCAGATCGCAAGAATCCGTGAATGTGGAAAGTTGAAACAGGAGGGAATAATGCTGACTGCCGATAGTCCCTTTTTTAATATCTGTAAAGATGTTTATTTAGTGCCGAAGGCTAATCAAGTTATCCCACATACTCACAAATTAAAGTAAGCAAAAGCTCTTTCTAACTAGGGAGTGTTAGCTGTGGTTAGAACTTCCTTTGCTTAATATCTATTATACATCAAATTAGCAGTAGACAAGTCACGGGTATTAAACTCATCTACGGATTATTATTCTACCTTATCTTTCTTCTTTGTCAGTTTTTTAACGATATTTTTTATAGCTGGTTTGATTATATTGAGAATAAGAGGAGAACTCGCAGCCACAAGGCCGATAACAGCAGTAGAAACAATAGTGCTCGGTTCTGGGATGTATTGATCCACAAAAGGAACGTTTTCATATAGAGTTATGCACTCAATCCCATCATCACCTCTTTCATGCCCGATGACACGTTCCAATCGTTTTTCGTTACGAAAGTCTCCAACTCGTTGATCTTTACTACCTGGGCAAGGTTCTATTTTTATAGCTTCTTTTTCTTTTGGAATATCGGGAATCTCAGGTGTCTTAGGTTCTGGGATATTAGCATTATTTACAGGCTTCTCTTGCTTTTGCTCTACAATTTCAATTTTTTTCCTGTCATAATTTATCGGGACGAAAGAAGGTATCTTACCTTCAGGGCAGCTATAAAACGCTCCATTTACATCATCTTCAATTATTTGTGTATTTTTTACACTTGCATCTCTATGAGTTTTAACACACCCAGGTAAATCTATATTTGGTAAAGGTACATTTAAAATAGGTAAAGGGGTAGAAATATAAGTATTTACATTTATCTGAGGTATCTGCGGTATTACTATTTCACGAATTTCAGTCATAGGCATCTCTTCTTTTATAAACTTCTACATATGAGTCGCATTTAGGACAGGAGAAATTACTAACCATTGAATACTCTTGATATAGAACAGGTTGAAAATCTTCCTCTATATCTGCATCAGCACCCCAGATTAGTTCAGTATTACAGTGCCAACAGTTCATTTTTTAGGAATAGGAATAGATGGGCCAGATATTTCGGGCATAGCGTTATCTAGTACTTTAGGCATTAGGGTTTGAACATTTCCCATAATTTCATTCATTACTTTTGCTTTAAATTGCTCTGATGTTACATATTTATATGCAAAGTACGTTCCACCACTCATGGAAGCTACCATTAGAAAAGAAACAATGCTAAGAATATTAGCGATTTTTTGAAACATGATTAAATTTGCAATTTTAAAAGCACTATCTTTTTCAAGTGTGCTTGTATTACTGCTTATTCTAGCCCTATCACCTCTTTACGTCACTATGGGGTTAATGACTAGACAAATGCAAGAATCTACCCGTTAGGATCTACTGGATATTGTGTCATATTTGGAGTAAACACTCCATCTTTTTCTGTTTGTCCATAAAGAGTAATTAAAGCTGCGGTATCTGCACAGTTATCAATTTCTGTTTCTCTTGTTGCACAAGCAGTTCTAATTGCAGTCCTGTAAGTTTTTATTGCTGTAGGAATAGCTTTTGATGTCTCTGCTTTTCTTACAACGTACCAATCATATTTTGCTAATAAACTACCAGCAGTTGCTTTTTCCTGTGCCTTTAATACTGATTTAACACCTAAAGTAACAACTTGATTTCCATTTTCATCTAATAATGGATCACCATTCTCATCAACTTCATTTGTATCTGTGAGAGTTTTTGCAGTTCCATCACCCCAATAAAAACGTGAATCATATATTGGATCATCAGCAACCTCTGTAATTTTTAAGGCTGCTTTTTCATCAGCACTAGCAAGTCTTAACCAGTTAGCAGGGTACTGTGTTCCATCAGATGTTTTAAATGCAACATCAATAGCTAAGGGTGATCCGTTTAATTTAAAAGCCATAACTCTATATTACCTTGCCCTTGCATTTTTGAAAGGAGATTCTGCAAATGCTAAATAAATATATGTTCCTCCATTTGCGTTGTATTGAGTGTATGTGTTTAAGGGTCTAAACCCATTTGAATAAAAATCTATACCATACGCACCCCCTGTATATTCTGCATCATTTAAGTTTGAGAAAAGAGTAGCATTTGATTCGTTAAATGGGCTTCTTGTAGTATCATCAATAACCCAATCCATTTGTCCAGTTTGTTTAATTATGACCCAGGCTGGTCTAAAACCTGTAAAAACAAACGGCCCACTAGAAGAACCATTTCCAGTATAGTTACCACGTTTGCTATACCCTGCTACTTCGCTAAATACATAAGCTACATAAGTTGAAGTATTTCTATTAATATCATCATTACTGCCTATTGTTAGTAAAGTTGATGATGGCTGACTTGTAAAGAAAACATTGTAATAATTATTTGTAAAAGCATCTTGATCATTTAATTTTCCAGCAGTTTGTAAATCGAAAAAAGGTACAATCCAATTACCTGTGCCATCTCGTCTTTTAACAAATGCAATTTTAGGTGCAACTCCTAATCCATGTCCTAATGTAGCTCCTGATGTTTGATTACCTGTCCATGTAATTATAGAAAACCCTGCTGTTGTATTAACTTTTACTAATGATTGAATTGTGCCATCAAAATTACTTGAGCCAAGATCAGAGTTTGTATCTATCTGCCCACCCATCCCACTGTGATTTGAGCACCAATAGTAGAGCACTGGTGCATTTGCTGGTACTGTTATATGTAATCTTCTTGTAGTAGCAGCATAAAAACCAGAAGTATAGTCAGCATAACTTTTAGATACTCCATCTAAAAAGTATGTAGTTCCAACAGCATAAACAGTTCCGTTAGCTGCCGTTCCAATACTGAATGGATGTGAAGCGTTTGAAGAGTCATCCATATTGAAAATATAAGTACCACCTTTTGCAAGACGAATAGTCACAGCTTCAGTTTGAAAATCATCAAAGATATACCTATTATTTCCAGAAAAATTGTGAACTTTTACTGTATAAGTTTTACCATCTGTATCGCCACCATTCCAGTTCCATGCAACGTAAGTATCGCTATTATCATTTGTTGACCCTCCACTTGTACCACTAATCGTAAAACCATTATTATCAAATGATGTCAGGTTATTGTCAGTAGTTTCTGCTGCGTTGCTATTTGATATTAATCGTTTATTTGCACCTCTAACTGAATCACTTAGATGGTGACTTTCAGCTTCATTTCTTTTTTTAAACCAAATCCAATCAGGTTTAAAGTTTACAGCATTTGAATCTGATATAGATTGTGATGAACCATTACCTGTGTATAAAATTATTCCAAAATGTTTATTAGGTAGCGTTATTGCTGGGTCGGGTAAGTTTGCAGAGCACATTGATTTATACCCTGTTGGAGGGGTATAAGTAAATGGTCTTTGTCCATAATTAAACGATCCAGACTTAGTGCCAGAACTGTTATCAGTAAAAGCCTCTGTATGAAGAGTTCTACCTGTTGTAAAAGTATTTGTAGGAGAATTTCCTGTGGCTGGATCACCTGATTGCCAGGTATTATTTTTTGCATACCATATTTTCCCACTATCGAAATCAATAGCAACTCCCACAATATCATTAGTTGTCCAAGAAGCATAACCAGATGCACCTCCTCCTCCAAAAGATGAAGAGTAATAACCATTATTTCTATAAAAAGATCCCTGATTATTTTCCATATCGTGCCAGCCTATAGAAAATGTACCAGTATTGGTGCTTAAGAACTCAAAATACCATTTGCCAGTTTTTAATCCAAAAGTGCTAACAGCAGTTCTATTACTAGAACTTGATTCGGTGAAATCTAAATTACCATTACTTAAAGTTGCTCTTTGTTCATTTCCTTGCCCTAATGCTATAGCGTTTAAAGTACAGAAATTATTAGTTGGTGTATCTTGTACAGAATCATTACCAGCACCAGCAGCTACAGAAAAATTATTTGGTGTGAAATTATTACCATTACCACTTGAATCTTTGCCAAGTGTTGTTGCAGTCGTTCCAGAATTGTCTGAAAAATTTAAATAATAACCATTTGTTCCATAACTTCCAACATACTTTTTAGGATTCCATTGACCAGTTATAACATTTGTTTCTCCAAAATATGAAGGATCATATTGAAATCCATCAATAAAATTGATTTCTGCTAAATAACCATCAAAATGATCTGCGGATGAATTACCAAAAGAAAAGGAGCGACCCCAAGTATTACTTTTACCAGACAGATTTACACAAGTATCATAATTTTGATCTGGTGGATGATTATGTTCTGACCCACTTTTCCAATCACTTACTTGTTCGTTATTAACATATATTTTAACTCTATTAGTAGCAGTAGCTTGTGTCGTATCGACTGCCAAAACTATGTGATACCATGCACTAGGATCTCTAAAGCGTCTATCGCCTACAAATCTAATACCACTTCCAGCATGATTGTTATCAATAACTGATAGTCTTCTATTTGAATCAGAACCACTATCAAATTCTATTTTTAAAATATCACCACTACCATTACCTGAGTCATTTGACCATAATCTTTGTGAATTATTTAGTGTCACTCCACAAAATTTCATCCAAAAAGAAACAGTCCAAGTTTTTCGGTTTCCAGTTGAACTTACCGATCTAGTAACATATGTACTATCTGCTCTATTAAACCTTAAACTGCGATCTACTGCGTATGCCTTCTTTCCTGCTAGAAAGAAAGGTGATGGACTTCCTATACTGGTCATTAGCTAAAGTTTCCGACAAACTGTGCAGAAATTTTAGTAGATGATCGAGCGATCCAAGCAATCATATCAACTGCATCTGCTCCTGTAGATAATGTAGGTGCAACACCATCACTAAAATCCCAATACGATCCAAACGCTGCGGTTCTGCTTCCATTAGAATCTTGAGTTATAAACAAAACACCACTCTGTCCAGCAGAGATATTAGAAGGGTTGGCAAGAGTTACATTACCTGTAAGTGTCATTGAAAAATTATTAGCAGTTCCGAAATCTAAAGTATGAGTACCAGCAGCTAAGTTTCCTAAAGCAGAAACTTCTCCGATAGTTCCTTTTGTTGTGACTCTTCCATTACCACCAGACGTTCCACCATTGTCAAATACAAGGGTATTTAGTCCACTTGTTTCGTGTTTTACGTTTGTGACTTTAAGTGTTGACATTAATCAGCCTCCTCTATTGTGTTTCCTTTCGCTACCCATTCTAAATAATCTTGATAATCCTTATTCTCTTCATTTATTGGTATGAAAGCGTTATCTTCTTTTCTTAAAATTGTATTTGTAGATTCTTTTTTTGTAAAAAAATCTATTATTTTTTTATAAGTATAAGTCATAGTTAAAGCTCCGCAGTTGCATAATATGGGCCTTGACTATTACTTGCACTATATCCATTAAATCCATATTGAGTAATATTATATATTGAAGGAGAACCTGAATGCCCATGAGTAATTGTAGGTGCTGCTCTCATTGTTGTAGGGAACTCGTATTGCATTGCCATTGGTGATGGGAAATAGGCAGAAGAATTTGTAAAGAAATATCTTTGACATAAACCAAGCATTTCACCAAACGACCTATGCTCAAAATCTGTTGCCACGTTTCCTACTTCTAACTGAACTGCTGTAAGTTCAAAAGTTGCATCATTTGTTGTGTACCAATCGGCAGTTTCATCTGGAGCCGAAGTATTGCCGTTATAAGTCACCCACTGATCGACTGTTGAACCACTTGTATAGTTTGTTCCGCTATACATATCCCATTGTATCTCTACACCTTTCGAGGCATTATTATCAAATACAAGATTAGAATTACCTGGAATTGCTTTAGTTACCTTTGTCCAAGTGTCTTGTGCAAGTGTAAACTTATGATTAAATTGCTGCGGTGTTCCATCATTAGTTGTGAGCTTTACATCAAAAGTTTTTGCTACACTAGATTTTGCCCAAAATGAAAGTGTAATATAACTTGATGCGGACTTATAGTTCCAACCGCTATTTGCTATATCTTGTGCCTCTAAACTTGTGATAAAAACGATGTAATCAGAAGCACCAGCACCACTTGTTTGGTTACCGTTTGTAATCTTATAAGCAGTAGGAAATCCTAGTCCGTATGGAGTATCTCCAGTCCCTAAATTTGCTCGTCTTTGTTCAGGAGCTTCATCAGTTCCTCCAAAAGCTAAATACCATCTATCACAAGTCTGATAACCAACAGAAGTAGATGATACCCCATATTGTGCCACTTGAAATGCTCCATTAATTATCAAATTTCTTGCTTTTCCTGCTCCACCTACAGATGTAAATGATAAATTACCCGATCCATCTGTGACTAAAGCCTGACCATCAGATCCATCATTATTAGGTAATTTAAATGCTACATCTGCTGCACCTGGAGCGTTGGTTGGAGCGTTGAGTGAAACAACATTACCGCCTGAGTGTTTTAGTGATATTTTGCTCATAATTAACTAGGTTTTGGGTTAGCGTCTTTAACCGCTTTGATGTGGGTAGCCCACGTTCCAGTTGTATCTAGTTTACCGGCTTTCATGTCGGCATACAACATATCAAGCTGATCTCCAAAAGAAGCATAAATTGTAGAACCATTAGTCGTTCTATCAGTTTTGTATTTGACTTTAGCTGCTTC